AATACTGCGGAGCAGTTCGAGGGTAAGACCAGAACCACTTCCGACAACAAAAAGAAGAAGCTGGTTGCCATCATCGCAAATCTGGCTGATTACTCCCTCGGTGCAACCAAGGGTGGAGAGGTTACTCACTTCACACAGTTTGATATCGACTTCAATCAGGAAAAGTCCCTGCTTGAGACCAGATGCTCCGGCGCTCTTACTCGCGTATATTCTGCAATCGCGATCGAAGAGGATGTAACAACCGCATCTTCCGTTTCCGAGGATCACACAGCCTAAGTCTTAAAGGAGGAAATTCAAAATGAGTAAATTCTACGGATTAATCGGCTATGCCGTAACAGAGGAGATCCGACCTGGTGTCTGGGGGGAGAAGATTATTGTTCGTAATTACTACGGAGATATTATTCGGAATACTCGACAGTATCAGAGTTCGGACAACCTTAACGACAACCTCAATGTGTCGAATGAGTTTAGCATCGTAGCCGATCCGTTTGCTTATGCGAATTTTCATTCGATGAGATTTATCGAGTATATGGGGGCTAAATGGAAAATTTCAAATGTTGAAGCTCAGTATCCCCGTTTAATATTGACCGTTGGAGGTGTTTATAATGAGCAGACGACTGAAACTGCATAATATTCTATGTACCATTCTCTCGTGTCCTGACAAAGGATTAGAGTGTCGTGCTTATTTTCAACCACCGTCATCGGTAAAAATGAAATACCCCGCCATCGTTTACGCTCTCGACGATATTGAGAATACGTTTGCGAATGACGGGGTTTATTTGTCTGCGAGAAAGTATTCGGTAACAGTCATCGACAGCGATCCGGATAGTTCTCTCGTTGGTAAGGTGGCATCTATGCCGACAAGCCGATTCAATCGGCATTACACGAAAGACAACTTAAATCATGATGTCTTTGAAATATTCTTTTAAGGAGGACAAATTCTATGAAAAAGAAACTCGTTTGGGACAAGACTGGCGAACGTCTGTATGAGACCGGTGTTAGCCAGGGTGTCCTTTACCCGATTCAGACCGGCGGCGTATATAACTCTGGTACCGCGTGGAACGGTCTTAGCACCGTAACAGAGAGCCCGTCCGGAGCAGAACCCAGCGCAATTTATGCAGACAACATCAAGTATCTGAACCTTATGTCCGCAGAGGAATTTGGCGGCACGATCGAAGCTTATATGGCACCGAATGAGTTCGCAGAGTGCGACGGTTCCAAAGAGATCGCTCCTGGAGTGTTTGCAGGACAGCAGAACCGTAAGATGTTCGGCTTATCTTACAAGACGCTTCTTGGTAATGATGTTGATTCCAACGATTACGGCTATAAGCTTCATCTCGTTTATGGTTGCTTAGCTTCTCCTTCCGAGAAGGGTTATTCCACTGTAAATGACAGTCCGGAAGCTATTACCTTATCCTGGGAGTTCAGCACCACGCCAGTCGAGATTGCAACCTTAATCGATGGAAAGAAGCTGAAGCCTACTTCCATTCTCACCTTCGATTCTACCAAGGTCGATGCTAAGAAACTGGCTGCGCTTGAAGAGATCCTGTATGGTAAAGATCCTTCTTCTGCCGAAGCAGATGATGGCGTTGAACCGAGACTTCCGCTTCCAGATGAAGTCATTAAGATCATGACAGCAGAAGGATAATCAAAAATAATGCACAAACCACAGATGGAGTCGTATTCAGGAAAGCTGGCGACTCCTTTTTATTTGAAAGGAGAACAAAATTATGTATGCAGTAACAAAGACTTATAGAGATTTTAATGGTGTTGAGCGCACCGAAACAAAGCTCTTTAACCTTACCGAAACCGAGGTTATGGAGATGGAATTGGGCACAGCTGGTGGAGTTGCTGAGATGCTTCAGCGCATCGTAGATGCAAAAGATCAGCCGACCATTATCAAGTTCTTTAAGGAATTTATCTTAAAGGCATATGGAGAGAAGAGCGCCGATGGTACATATTTCGAGAAGTCTGAAGAGATTTCCAGAAAGTTTGCCTGCACTCAGTTTTATAATCTTCTGTTTATGGAACTGGCTACAGATGATAGCAAAGCCGCTGAATTCGTAAACCATGTAATTCCGAAAGTTGTAGATATTAAGAAACATTCGGAAAATTCGATGATTGCTCCCGTGGCGGCTTCCATGAACTAAAGAGGTGAGATCGAATGCTTGAACTTACAATACCAAAAACTGATCTGTGGGATGAGCGGAGGCAGCGATTTATCCCTGTAAAGGAACAGAAATTGCGTTTGGAGCATTCACTCGTTTCACTTTCAAAATGGGAAAGTAAATGGTGCAAAGTCTTTCTATCTAAAGAGCAGAAGACCTATGAAGAAACCATTGATTATATACGTTGTATGACCCTTACACAGAATGTTGATCCGCTGGTTTATCAATGCGTTACCAATTCTCACATTGATGCGGTAAATGCCTATATTGAGGCGCCTATGACAGCTTCAACTGTTAAGGAAGAAAAAGGCGGTCCAATAAACAGGCAGCAGATAACCAGTGAGCTTATCTATTACTGGATGACCGCGTATCACATTCCGTTTGAGTGTCAGAAATGGCATTTGAATCGTTTGTTAATGCTTATCCGGATTTGCAATGCGGAAAATAAACCTCCGAAGAAGAGGAGCAAACGAGATTTGTACAGACATCATGCGGAAGTGAATGCCGCAAACAGAAAAAAATTTAATTCGAAAGGATAGCGATAAAAATGGCGAAATCAAGACAGACCGTCGTTAATCTTGTCAAATCCTGGGATGGAAAGAAAGAATCGAACGGTTCACACAAAAGCATTATTGATTTATACAACGACTTCTTCGAGGAGATCTGTTCCGGCAAATTTCCTCGTGGGATTCGTATGCGCTATGACTGGGCTTGGTGTGCTTGTACCTGGTCTGCATTAGCGGCAGCTCTCCGATATGAGAGCATTATGCCTATGGAAATTTCCTGTTATTACCTTATCGAGGCAGCAAAGAAAATGGGATGTTGGCAGGAGAATGATGCTTATGTTCCGAGTCCTGGCGATGGAATTTTGTACGATTGGCAGGATAACGGAATCGGTGACAATACAGGCAATCCAGATCATGTTGGTACTGTAATCGAGGTACATAAGGAATCCGGTTACATGGTTGTTGAAGAAGGCAACTACGGTAATGCCGTTAAGAAGAGAACGCTGTCTATTAACGGAAAATTTATCCGCGGTTTCATCACGCCAAAGTACGATGACAACACAGTTGCCGTCCCTGAATTAAGCAAAGGTAAAGATCTCAAAACTATTGTGCATGAGGTAATCGTTGGGCTGTGGGGAAGAGGAGATAATCGTAAGAAACTGCTTACTGAGTACGGATACAGCTACTCAGAAGTTCAGAGCATGGTAAATCAGATTCTGAATGGATCTGCTGTAACGCCATCCAATACCAAGCAGGATCAGAACCAGTCGGTTTCGAAGAAAGTGGTGGCCACATGTTCTGCCAAGCAGTTTAACAAAGCCTATGCTGGCGAATACAAAACAACAGCGGTTCTTTATTGCCGTAATGATGCGGGAACCAATAAGAAAGCTCTGTGTAAAATCCCTGCTGGTACTAAGGTTAAATGCTATGGCTACTACACAATGGCAAACGGAGTTAAGTGGCTGTATATCCAGTTTGTACTCGATGGGGTTCAGTACACAGGATTCTCATCCAGTGCGTACTTAGCAAAGTAGGAGATTCATATGATCACGTTCAGACAAAAGGGTGATTTTTCTAAGCTGACTCGATTCTTAGAGAGGGCGAAAGAATCGGTTCGTCTCGGTGACCTCGATAAGTATGGTCGAGAGGGCGTAGCCGCCCTTGCGTCTGCAACACCAGTTGATACAGGACGGACAGCAAATTCGTGGCACTATAAGATCGAGCAGAAGCAAGGTTCCGTATCGATCAGCTTTTACAACACAAATATTCAAAATGGAGTCCCTATTGCAGTTATTTTGCAGTACGGACACGCAACAAGAAACGGCGGCTGGGTACAGGGGCGAGACTACATCAATCCTGCTATCCAGCCTATTTTTGACAAAATTGCAGATGCGGCATGGAAGGAGGTTACTAAGCTATGAGTACAACCGTTGACGAACGTGTCGTCGAAATGCGGTTTGATAACAAGCAGTTTGAGCAGAATATTCAGACCAGTTTATCAAGCCTCGATAAGTTGAAGAAGAGTCTTAACCTCGAAGGGGCAGCAAAAGGCTTAGAAACCGTAAATGATGCCGCAAATAAATGCAGTGGAAATATGTCGCCGCTTAGCAATGCAGTTGAGACTGTACGAGTGCGATTTTCCGCATTGGAAGTAATGGCAATTACCGCTTTACAGAACATTACCAATTCTGCACTTGCTGCTGGAAAAAATCTGGTCTCTGCTTTTACAATCGATCCGATTAAATCCGGTTTCGAGGAGTATGAGACCCAGATCAATGCCGTTCAGACAATCCTTGCAAATACCTCTTCAAAAGGAACTACCCTCGACCAGGTAAATAATGCGTTAGATGAATTAAACCATTACGCAGATATGACCATTTACAATTTTACGGAAATGACCCGTAACATTGGTACGTTCACCGCGGCTGGCGTGGATCTGGACACATCTGTAGCAGCTATCAAGGGTATTGCGAACCTTGCAGCCGTATCAGGTTCCAACTCTCAGCAGGCAAGTACCGCTATGTATCAGCTTTCACAGGCATTAGCGGCAGGAACATTAAAATTGCAGGACTGGAACTCAGTGGTAAACGCTGGTATGGGCGGTCAGG